GGTAAATCTCATCACGTTTAGTTCTGAGTCTTTTGATCTCTGCTTTATCCCATCCTAGTTTCTTTTCAAGGAAAAATAAGAATAGCTCTTTAGATATGCGGGGCTCTGAAGCAGAATATAGATCTATTCCATATTCATTAGTAAGAGTTTTTCTTAACTCTATTTGCTCTTTAGAATGTTCTAGTATCTTCTTAGTAGATTGTACATCATTGATACAATAAGTAATTATATCCTGCAGTTGCTCTTGATTTTCTACAGGCTTAAAATGTGGATGAGGCATCTCTTCTACATTCTCCCAGTCCATAGAATACTGTATCCATTTTAGAGAAGACATCTTAGCTTTATTATCCCAGTGATTCATCTTAAATAAATCAATCTGTCTAATTTTAAGCTGTCTAGGTGCAAACTCTTGGAACTCTCCTCTATCAGATCTGTTAATAATATCTTGTGCTAGTTTATGAATATACTGAGCTGCTTCTAATCCACTAAGTTTTAATAGCTTAGCTTCATTTTTAAGCATGTGTTGAGAGATCTGAGCATCAAATGCTAGACCATTATAAGATATATGCCACTGATTAAGCTGTACACACTTCTTTAGAAAATCAATAAATTTAGGTAAATCATTTTGATCTTTAGTGATGATAAATATTTCACTAATACTGTCATCTTTATAGTGTTGAAATACACCTACAAAACAGTTGACAAGGGTTTCATAATCCATAACCCAATGGGTAGGCAAGTCTTGTTTCATATATATTGGTTCAGTTAAGCTGTTCCCCCTGATTACTAAAGCTGAAAAAAGGGAAGATTTCTCTTCCCTATTCCAGTCTTTGTTTTGGGTTAGATTATACGGTCACAATGCTACTAGGTGTAGCAGGTTTTTCTTCTACAAAGTATTGCTTATAATCAAAGCTGTCTGCATTAATAGCAAACATATTAATAAAGTTTTCCACTTCAGGAACGTTTTCTACATAGTATTCATAGAAAGTTTCTAGAGTTTTACGCTCTTCTGCATAGTCTTTACCATTAGCTCTTCTGCCGATCTTCATTGTCTGAGGATCTCCAAACTCATTAAGCTTGGCAAGCATATGTAAAGATTCTTTTTTCTCTTTAGAGATAACAGCTAACACTTTATTATCTACGTCAAAGATAGCCTCATTATAAGGAGATTCTGATGTTACAGGGATTAATTTAAATGTCTTTTTACTTCCCCATACGGATGTAATTAACATCATTGATTTATTCATATTGTTTGTTTTTACAAAGTTAAGTAGTCTTTTCTAATATTTGTGTATCTTCTACAGGAATTTTTAAAGTTTCTTTTTCTAGATCACATGGGTCACATAATTCCTTTATAGACTTTAAGGTATCTACATCTACATCTAGTAATTTAGAATAGACTCCGTGATACTTTTCGGGGTATAGATAAGTATCCATATATTTATATTCAGAAGAGTTTTCTCCATAGTAAGCCTTAATAGCTCTTTTAAGAACTACAGAAAGCTTAGAATATTTTCCCAATAAGAAGTTGAACCAGTCATCTTTATACATTTCAAAACTAAATATATAAAGAGTGTATTCTTTTACATCTATTTTACTATCAAATAAAGGATTAGTAAGCAACATTTGTTTTTCAAATGTCTTAAATCCTTCATCGTTAGTAACTTTAAATGCCACAACTAGTTTCATATCCTCAGGATCTATCTTCCCCTCAAGAGAAAGATAGGTCCCTGTTGGACTAATGTTACTAGTGCGTCTAATACCAAGAGCTGGATATAAAAATGATCGTGATTTCTGAAAATACTTCCCATAAAGATTTTCTATCATATTGTTTTCTTTATAAAACTACGGAACCTGTTGCAAAGTCATAAGGTAGCTCGTAGCTTTTATTACTATAATGCCAATTGGCTTTATCTATCACTTCAAATAATCTGTTGGCCCAGTTGCTTAGTGTTGAACTAGATACCGGGAAAGCATATGTTTGAAATGCTCTATCTATAACTACAAAATGAAACTTAACTGTATATCCTTTTTCTATTAATTCTTTGTACACTGTAGCAGCCATTGTAACATATATAGCAGCTTGCATCCAGTAGGAATAGAATTCAATAGTCTCAGGAAAGTCTTTTAAGTCTTTACTAGTAGTCTTGATATCATTAACAAATATAGTCTTTTTGTCGTGATCAATAACAAGATTATCTATAATTCCTTTAAGTCCAAATGGTTGATTAGCTAATTCTATATCTAGTGGAAGCTCGTTCTGTACTTCTACATTACTAAAATCATTTAGATCACAGCCAATAAGCTCACAAATTGACTTGTTAGTCTTGATTAAGTCTACAGCACTTTTACAGTAGTCATAGGTTTCCTGATCAATTAACATCTTAGATCCTTTGATTTTAAGAAATGCCCAATAGTTTGTAGCTTCTATAGTGACAACCTTTTCTATACGTTGTTGGTCAGTCTTTAAGTTCTGAAAGTAGTTTATATCTTTCATTACATCTAAGATGGCTCCTCCAAATTCTTCTAAGTTAGTACGAGTGTCACCATCTTCAGCTATTTCTACATGATGGTTATAAACTCTATCTACTATTATTTTGATATTATCACCTGGAAGTTTACCTGGGCTAATAACAAACTGGTCATTAAACTTCTCCTCTTCTAAAAGAAGTGCATGGATAATCTTACCTTGTATTAAGTGAGCATCTGTACGTTCTTCTTTATTACCAAGAACATACATCTGATAGAACACTGCAGGATTCCATATAAGCTTATTTAAGCTACTATAAGAGAAGTTAAACTTCTTACTATAAAAGTCATCTTGTAATTTAATGACTGTCTCTTCCATTAACGCTTCTAATTCCATCCTTCTGAGTTTTCTTGTTTTAATAATTTTTGTGCTACCTCACAGATCATCATACCTGATATCTGATTACCGTCATCTAATTTATGTTCTATACAGAACTCAGGATAAGATACATAAAAAGCTCTTGATACAGCTCTCCATGTATAGTCTTCCTCACATCTCCATTCTCTAATTGATTGTACCATTTCTGGAGTCATATTATCTTCTATACGCTGCATAGCTTCATCCCAATGCTTTTTAAACTCTTTTCTTGCTGCAGCTAATTCTGGATCGTTCCATATTGTTTTAAAATTAGGAGTACTATCCAATTCTTGATTATCTTCCATATTATTAGTTTATTATTTTGAAGGCCATAATCCTAGCTCTATAAGCTTTTCACTCATACGTTGTTGAGATCTAGTATCTACTGTCATAGCTTCCTCATATTCAAGGAAGTGAACCAATTCTCTAATTAGATCATTACAGTTTTTAAGCTTTTGAGTTATACTAGTTAACTCTGCTTGACAGTCTTCAGCTCTGAAGCTGTCTCTATGTAAATCGTCCATCTTACTTTAGTTTTTCTAATTTTGTTTTATGATCGTGGCATGTTGTACAAAGTACCTGTAGATTATCCTGTTCACAAAAGAGTCTATCTACAAATCCTGGAAGATCCTGCCCACAGTTTAAACTACCTGCTCCTACAATATGATCCACATTTATTTGTTTTTCAGGAAACCATCTATGGCAACAGTTACATTCATATTCAAACTTCTGTCTCTTATTAGGTCCTTTATAAGGCCTACGAGCTTTCATTTTACATTCTGTAATAGGTTTCCACCATCTAGACTTTTGTCTAAGAGCACTTCTTATAAATGACCAGAAAGCCGATTCAGTCATAGTACCGGAGTTTCTAGTTTTAATAGCTTTACTTGCTCTTTTAGTTGGTTTCTTTTTAGCTGCCATTTAATTTTTTATTTATTAATGGAACTAGTCTGTCTCTAACAGCTTTAGCTCCATAGTCTTTAATTGAGTCAGATAGGTCCTTACTCATAGGAAGAAGAAGCACTTCCACTGCAGGATAAGTAATTTTATACTTTTCCATAGCTTTAATACCTGCCTCATCATTATCAAACATTATAATTACTTTCTTATATTCTTTGATAAACTCTTCCATAATGTCCTTCTTTATCATAGAATTCTCACTATCAGGAGCTATCACATTTATATTAGAAAGTTTAAGAGACTTCAGAGACATCATATCCTTAAGACTGGATAGAATAACTAAATAATCATTGTCTTCAAGATGCTGCTCTCCTTGCAAGTAGTCTCTAATTTTTAAAAACTTCTTATCAGATGTTTTAGGTTGGTATATTTTATACAGCTCACCACCTTTTGTAAAGTAACCGTATATATAGTTTCCACTAATTACTAGTTCTTTATCATCTTTTATCATAGTGTAGTAAGACAGGGGTCTTACGCAATACTCATCCAATATTTTAGATCCAATATTAAACTGAGTCCAGAAATATTGATCTTGAGTAGTCCATGGTCTAAAGACATAACTATGTACTTTATACTTGGATTGTTCTTTGAATTCTTTTACGTCGTATCCACCATTATTATGGAGGACATAATCATTATACTGCTCAACAATTAGATTGCAGGCTTTATGATAAGATAGATTATTTAAATCTTTTACAAGATCTATGGCTGATCCGCCTCTACCTGTAGAGAAGTCTTTGTATTTATACACTTTAATTTTTGGATCAAAGTATATACACATACTTGGTGTACGTTCTTTATTATTAAATAAGCTTTTAATCTTTACATCTTCACCAGCTAACTTTCCTTTCAGTTTGCAAAAATGTTCAAATACCCAAGGTATTGGTACATCCTTTATATCGTGTACCAGATTTTTAGTTTTAAACATAATTTAGAATTTAAAAAAAAATTGGGGAGAGTAGAAACCCTCCCCGCTTGTATGTATATGAAAGAAAAGCTTACATGTTAAAATCATCATTTACAGGCTCAAAACCAGATACGGCTTTGTTCTGTAAAGCTCTATAATGATACTGATTGTTTTTATCAAACTTCTCTAACTTAGTTTCGTCTGCATTTGCAAACTTAAACTTAGGAAGTGACAACTTAACAATAGTTTTACCGTTGTACTCTTCTTCTTGAGCTTTAAGGAAGAAATATAAGTTCTTACCTTTTAATAACTTAGATACTTGAGCAACCCAGTCTTCAATACTAGATGCACTGATAGCATCTAATTCATCTTTCAATCCTAATTCTACAGCAATAATGCTAAGTTTGTTCATGATTTCATTCTTAGATGGACTTGTCTCATTGTAAGAATCAATCCACATACTTGCAGATACTCTAGCAGATTGGCCTGTAAATTTAGGGCCATTCTCATTACCTTTTTCTATAGTCCATCCTTCAAAGTTTTCTAACGCAGGTCCCTCTAAAACTAATTCTAGAGCTTTCTTTCCTGTGTTTTTAGATTCTCTTACTGATGCACTAAAGATGTGTGCATAATTTACTCCTGGTTGTAGAGACTTCTGTACTCCACCACCTTGTTTTACTTCCTGTCCTTTTGTACTAAACATACGTGTTGTTTTATAAATGTTAAACGTTTAACTAATTTTCAAAATCTGTGATTGCTTTCTTTACTAAACCTAAATCGTTTGGTATCTCAAAGGTATCAAACATTCCTTTAGGTGACTTACAAGTATTATCACCTGTAGTCTGAGTTTCAAAAACATATCTGATTACATCATCCTTGCCTTTCTTTACCTTACCGTATAGTACAATAGAGAATAGACCTTCTAAGGTAAGCTTTTCATCAACCATTTTACCGATTGTTTTAGCTTTTAATTTTCTCTTACCGTCCATATCAGTAGACTCTTCAGCATGAGTTAAAAAGAATACAGTTAGATCATCTCTCAAGTCTTTAGGCATTCTAGCTATACGAGCTAAGCCTGCACCAATCTGAGTGAATTTTTCATAACCTTTCTCATCTACTCTTTCAAAGAACTCAAATGAGCTCATGTACTGAAAATCATCTACCACTATGGTTTTGATTTCCGGACGCTTGTCATTTACATACTGTAATGCTGCATAAATATTCTGGGTACCAGACTTATCATACATATTACCTGCAGGATTGTCTTTAGACCAAATAGAATACTTTGACTTCCATCCTTTAAATGGTAACGGTTTGTTAGCCACATTAATGATGAATGTTTCTTTTGGGTCCAGGGTCTCAATAGCTGTAGACTTACCTGCACCTGACTCTGCAATAATTAATACTCCTTGTGCCATGTGATTGTTATTATGTGTTATTTAGATTTTATAAGCTCATTTAACCAAGTTTTAGCACTTACAGCTTTTCCTGTATGAATAGCATAATAGTCTCTTATAGTCATTTCACTATAAGGAGCATCTGACATATCCATAGAAGCAGGAGCCGGATACATTGGCATATCCTTTAAAACAGGATTAGGATTTGTTGTAAATACATTTTCTGTACTTCTAACTGCTTCATATTTACTAATGGCAACAGCTTGATGATTAACAGATCTTAACTGTTCAATAGGAACTAAATAAGATCCTTTCTCATTTAATTCATACTCTTCTTCAAAAGCTGCATTATATGGAATTCTGTACACTGTACGCTTAGGATCTACAGGATCTAGCTCTCTAGTGACTAATTCAAAATAGAAACCTTTTTCTTTCTTAAACTCTGATGAAAAGATACCAACTACAAGAACTCCTTGTTTATTGTGGAATGGCATCTTCATATTGAAATCTGTGATACTAATACCAAGATCATCAATTAATGTTTTATGGTAAGTACGTATAGCTTCAAGCTTGCTACGCTTCCATTCTTTTTTCTGCTCTTCAGCAGTCTGTAAAAAATTAAAATCTGACATACTGTGTGTTGTTATGGTTGAAATTGATTTGTTGTAAATTGTTGTCCAGCTTGTTGATTTCTAGCTGAACGTCTTTGATATGTACCTGTTGGATTCTGAGAATCAAACTCTGCTACTTCTACTAATTTCTGTCTGTTAAAATTAGCATCCATAAATAATAAGTTATTATCATCAGATCCGTTTCTCACTTTAAGTAAGTGCATAAAGATATGATTTTTTTTAACATCATACTCTTTAGGTCCATATAAAGGAATATTAGCTTTAAAAGGATTGTTTAATGCTAGTAACATATCTGATCCTTGCATAAGAGCATCACCACCAAATACATCTGATGATACAGGATAGTTACCAATTTTACCTGGCTCCTTTCTTGACGGCTCATCAATTGTACGGTTAAGTTGAGTGATCATAAATATGATAACAGGAAGTTCCTTTTTAACTTGCATTAATGCTTCTACAGTATTATACAATGTAGCAATCTTTTCTTTCTCATCTGGTGCTTTTTTAATTAACCAGCTATGATCAATAGTTACTATTAAAGGTTTGTTACCAAGAGCCACATAGTATTGCTTTATAGCATCTATGATCTCTTTATTATTAATAGGATTAGTTATTTGTAATCTATGTATACCTTGACTTTCTAATATCTCTGTCTCTCTAACATACTTTAATAATAAATTATAATTATAATCATCAAGAGCTTGAGTAGTACTTAAGATTTGATTATAGTCAAGAGCAGTCTCTGCAGCAAAAGCTCTAGAGCCTGACTGTTTAGCTCCCATTTCAAACTGGAACTCTAAAATATTAAATTCTTGTCCAATATTTAATGTACGAGCTTCTCTTAAAATTTGACTTACAATAAGTGTCTTACCTGCACCAGGTCTAGCACCAATTGTAATAAGAGAGCCCCATTCTATACCATTGACTCCGGCATTATTTAATCCAGGCCAAGGTGTTAATAAAGATTTGATATTTCCTTTACGTCTGTCATCTACGTATTGAGCAGTCTCCCTTAAGATCTCTGAATACTTTCTGGCACCATAAGGTCTTTCTTTCTGCCCAGACATTATATAGAAGTTATAAGTTTGTTAAGGTCAACTCTAACTTCTTGTAAAGCTTCCATCTTTCCTTCTAGAACAGCTTTGTTCATTAAGTTATTGACAGCTAATTTAAAGCCATCTAAACCAATACCATAAACTGTTTTCTTTTCATTAAGAGGAATAGTAATTTGATAGAACATAGATTCTATCTCTTTTTCATAATTGGTCATACACTGTGTTTTTGTAATTTTGAGGGATGTGAAGTTAAGATATATACTTACAGCTTCCAAAAAATATCTAAAGTATTTTTAGATATTTAATATTTTAGGATCGTCTAATATAGCCTGACAAGTGTCCGCTAATTTAGAGGTATCATTTTTACTTATAAAGTAACTACTAGTAGCCATAAATTTAAAGCCCATCTTCTTATAGTAATTTACGTAATAATCTGTAGCATCCAAAACTAATTCCCAATCATATTGAGGATACTTTTTAAAGAACTCTACAAACTTCTTAGTTAACTCAGCAGCACTTTGTCTACCTAACTCTTTGGAAGGCAATCTATTAGCAGGGAACATTTCCCTATATTCATTTACATTTTTCATAAAATCTTCACCTAAAACTTCTTTTGTAATTCTAGATTTAGTCTTCTTTAAAAATGTCTCAAACTCATCTAAGATATATAATGCTCCTTCTGTTAAATTGCCTTCAGGATCTATCCAACCCCTCTGTTCACATACAACTCTTTGAGCATTAGCATTAATAACCTGACTAGGTACAATCTTTTCTCTACAGCTATCTAAATAGTAAAGCTGATTAGGGCTTATATTATACTTTCTGCAAACAGTCCATAATTGGTGACTCATCTGTTATATTATTTATTTTTTTAATGTTATCTAATACTTTGTAATATTTCTCTCTAAATACAGGGCAGGTTTCAATTAAGTCTTTAAATGTGTTAACTGAATGAATGACTGTTGTATGGTCCCTTCCATTAAGATATTCTCCAATTGTTTTAAGAGAGTATTTCATGTTTCTAGCTAGGAAGCAGAAAATTGAGCGTAGTTCTGTAATTTCTCGTATTCTAATTTTATGCTTTAAATGGATTACCTTATCGTGTCTAGAAGGTAAAAAGGGGGTAAAATAGGCCTCTAACTGCTCTAAACTAATCAGAGGAGACTTGTCTGATGGGTCTGTAACTAAGTTGATTTTGGTTAAAACTACAGGGTAGTATTCAAATTTAATAAAAAACTCTTCTTTAAACTTGTCAATAAGCTTTTTCTCTAAGTATGTGGCGTAGTCTTGGTTATTCATATATAGATTTTATGTTCACAAATGTAGATAATTTCCTGAATATTTCGTATATTATATTGTAGGGATTGTACAAATTCTACATATTCTAAGTTTATATTAAATTATTTATACAATGGCTAAGAAATTTTATGCCCAAAAAGACGCTCTAGGGTTCCCAATTCCGGGTACATTGATGTCTGTTGCTAGTACAGCTAAAACTCCTATTGACACTATTGTTATTCCTGCAACAAATGTAACTCCAGGAGCAGGTCAATCAGTGGTAGCTCAACCTTCAGGTTTACGTTATTTTGTACGTAAAGACTTAAAAGGAAATATTGTACCTAACACATTGACTATCAGTCTAAAGAAACCAGCAGGTTCTGTTTATGAGTTCAAACTTTTAAAATAGAATATTAAATGACTAAAGAGAATCCTTCTATAGCTGCTTTTAAGGTGTGGATATTCCCATCTTTAGTATCACTTGTTAGTCTTTTGATATGGAATGATGTCAATGAGATAAAAGCTGATGTTAAGCTTCTTATGGCTCAGTCTAATATAGACAAAACAAGGATTGATAATATAGAAAGACAGTTTTATAAAGCTGCTCCGTCAGCTTCTATTCCGGCTATACCTGAAAAGGAACGTGAAATAGTATATGCTGTTTTACCTGATAACAAGATAAAATACACAAGATGAATTTTAAAGACTGGGTTTTAGATCTTTTTAAAGATGAGCGTGGTTCTACATCAATCAAACCTGTAGTAGGTTTTATGTGTGCATTATTCTTATGTGTAACATTAACTGCTAACAGTTTTAGTCATGGAGATATTAAACCTTCAGATGCTTTGGTAGAGTCTGTAATGTATATCTGTATAGCAGCTTTACTTGGTGATACCGGTGATAAGTTTTCATTAAAAAAGAAGTCAGATGAAATATCTTAGTATAATTATCTTAATATTAATTGTAGTGGTATTCTTCCAACAAGGAGGATGCGGTTATGTTAATTTTGAAGGTAAGAAATCAGATACTACAGTTGTCCATGATACTACATGGTCTGTACATGATACTACCATCTATAAAACACTAACTTTAAAAGGTAAAGTATTACATGATACAATTGCTACTCCTCCAGAATATATTGCTGATACAAATTACCCTAAGCTTTTAGCTCAATATAATGATTTGTTAAGTAAGTATATGGCTCTTGTAGAGTTTAAAGATACTATCAGACTTGATACTCTTGGTTATGTTTCTATTATAGATACAGTTAATCAAAATAGTCTTAGAGGAAGATCGGTCAGATCTAATTATAAGATTCCTACAATAACTAATACTGTTACTATACAGCATTATGAAAAGCCTAAAACTCAAATGTTTTTTGGTGGTGGTATAAACGGTAATCAAACTCTTGGAATTACAGGAGCAAGTGCCGGAGTATTATTAAAGAATAAAAAAGATCATATATATGGATTGAATATAGGTACTGAAATTAATGGTCCTATTACTTATGGTATTCAATCTTATTGGAAGATAAAACTAAAAAAATAGTATGAAAAAAGTAATTGCATTTTTTAAGAGCTTATTTGCTGCACCTGTAGAACCAGTTGTGGCTCCTGCTCCAGTAGTAGAAGAAGCTCCTAAAGCTAAAAAAGAAGTAGTTGTTGCTGAAGAAGCAGCTCCTAAAAAGAAGAAAAGATATTACAAACCTAAAAATAAGGCTTAATCATGGACTTATCTCGTTTAAAAGGACATGTTCCTGACACAGTTATTGCTCAGATTCCTTCTATACAAGAAAAGTTTGGTATTAAAACTCCATTGCGTCTAGCACATTTTTTAGCTCAAGCTGGTCATGAATCTGGTGGCTTTAGAGTTACACAAGAAAACCTTAATTACTCTGCTAAAGGATTAACAGGAATATTTAAGAAATATTTTAAGCGTCCTGATGGTACAGTTGATGAACCTAAGGCTGCAGCGTATGCTAAGAAGCCTGAGAAGATTGCTAATCTTGTATATGGTGGACGTATGGGTAACGGTCCTGAAGCATCAGGTGATGGTTATAAATTTAGAGGTCGTGGATATATCCAGTTAACTGGTAAAGATAACTATACAGCATTTGGTAAATCAATTGGTGTAGATATGTCAGTTAATCCTGATTCAGTAGCTTCAACACATGCTCTATCTTCAGCTGCTTGGTTCTGGTCTAAGAACAAGCTTAATGAAATTGCTGATACAGGAGCTTCTGATGAAGTAGTTACTAAGATCACTAAAAGAGTTAATGGTGGTACTATTGGTCTTGCTGATCGTATCAAGCATTTTAAAGAGTTTCACACCCTACTTGTATAATATTTAAAAAAACCACAATGGCTAAAGTAAAATCAGACAGTCGTAAAATTAGTTTTGGCAAGCGTAAAGGAGGAAAAGCTGCAAAAACATCTGGCCCCAAGGCTAAAAAAGTTAGTAAATATAGAGGACAGGGTAGATAATTTCTACCCTTTTTTCTTTTTAAAATTATAGAATATGGTAGCAATTATTGATAAAGCTAAGTTATATTTAGTATATAGCTTTTTAACATTATTTGGATTATGGTTAGTATTTGCCTTATCCTTAATGTCTTATGCTTTATATCTAGAATTTTCTGGTAATCAAGAAAAGCTTCAACAAATGTCTAATGAATTTTCATGGAAGTTTGATGGAACTTTTAAAAACTCTCCAGGAAACATTTGGTATGAAGAACCTAAGACAATTGCTATAGGAATGATTACTAACAAGATCCAGATTGGAAACTTAGCTGGTAATAGAAAACTAGAGTTTGGTATAAAGAATGTCTTAGAAGAAGTGTATCAAGCTGAGGGCTATGATTTAGATCACGCTTCTGACAATGTTTTAAAGGTTGATATAGTATATCTAGATGTATTAAAAACACAATCTAGCTTTTCTATAATACATAATAACAAGGAATCTGTAGTTATCAGACTACAAGGATTCTTATATAAAGGTGATAAGCTCGTTAAAAAGATTCTTGTAGAAGAATCTGCAGATGAGATATCAATGTCTACTCTTCTTATAGATGAGGGAGGTAAATTTAACAATCAAAATTTATCTACTGCTATTAAAAAAGCATGTAGTTCACTTGTAAAGAAACTTAATTAATGAAGAAACTGTTATTTTTTCTTACTCTTTTATTTGTTATTCAAGCATCTGCTCAACAGAAGTTTAAAGCTGCTGCATCAGTAGGTGGTCCATCTCTTAATAGAGGTGGTGAGTTTGACTATGTAATTTATGGTAATGGTATGAATAATGCTACTACTCGTCAGTTACTATTTGATTTACAATATGATAGAAACAATTTTGAGATTGTATCTGTAAATCATACTGGTACAGGTGGTAATGGTGGCATTCTTCCTCAAGGTTCTACTATTAATCTTTCTTATTATGATTATCCTGGATATAACTTTCTTACAGTGAGCTCAGGATCTAGTGCTAATAATACAACTAATGGTACTACTAACTATCAATATGCACAGTACAACTATAGTAATACTAATCCTTATGCTATATTAAGAGTTACTCTTACTTGGTCTACTAATTCATCTATGCCTTATAGTGGCTATAGTGACTTTATAAAAATTAAGTTTAGACTTAAAGCTGCTTCTACAGCATATACTTTTAATCCTATTAAACTAAACTTTGTAGCTGGTTGGACTGCTGCTGGTGCTTATGATGCTACAGTAATGGAAGCTCCGTTAACTACAGCTGTAGCTATGAACCAAAACTTTGGTAAATATGTAACAGCTAAGGTGGATTTAAATTCTAACTTATTTAATCTTTCTAATCTCAAAGTATCTTTTAGAGATACTGTTACAAATACTGGAGTGATGTTTCCTGTAACTTCTACAGGAGATGTAGATGTAAATCAATCTCAGTTAGCTGCTAATAAAGTTTATGAAGTTAGTTTAATGCATGACATGGATAAATTATATGATATCTATGGTAATGCAATTACTATATCAGATTTTACTACAGCTCAGAATGAATTTACTTCAATGGGATTAGATGGATCTAACGGTCAAAACTTAAAGACCGGACAATCTTTATATGCTGCTGATATTAACAGAAACCAAAAGATAGATGGAGGTGACTTACCTAGATTACTAGGTCAAGTAGCTAATATAGACACACTAACAAAACTTCCAAGTACTTATGTTGCAGGTAGTGCGGGATATATGAGTATTCCTACTTGGAATGCAGCTGAAATACGTACACTTGCTGGTCAAGTTGAATGGGTATATGTTAATGTTGGAACATCAAATAGTACTTTGTATGTTGATATGAGAAAGTTTCCTAGTGGAACTGTAGCTAGTACTTTAAAAAGTATACAATTATTTGATGTATACACAGGACCTATAGAATATATAACAGAAGATGCTGCTTGGGCTCAGTATAAAATTCCTACTACTATACCAAAAGCTGTAGATGGTAGTTCATTATACTCTGTATATATAAGAAAGAATAATAATGATTATATGTTCCAAGCTGAACCTAGTTTTAATACTTCTGTGAACAGTTCATGGGGAGCTATAAATACTACTAACTGGAAAAATATAACATATCCTAGAACTTATTTAACTACAGGGGCTCTTGGTACAAATGCTGTTTTAGATCTTAAATATCTTTTATGGGGTGATGTAAACAGATCTCACTCTTCTCAGGTCGTAACTGTTTCTGGAGGATCTTCTACTGTACAAACTAATGCCGTTAATAGTTTACAAACTAACACTGCATTTAGAAACATGTCTACATTCTCTACAGGAGGATTTATCAACACTCCATATGATGTAAGTTCTGTAGATGTAAACTTAACTAACTTAACTGTTACAAGTAACACTATAGAAATACCTGTAGGTTTAGACACTAAAGGTTTAAATGTATCTGGTTTACAGTTTGAGTTTACATACGATCCTAAAAAGATTAAGTTTGAAGAGCTTATACCTACAATTCCTGCTACTTGGTACATTTTTGCAAATGATAATAATGGCAGAGTTAAATTTGGAGCATTAGATCAAAATAAATCAGTTGCTTTATCTGGTGTAAGTACACCATTCAAACTTAAGTTTAGCACAATTGGTGAAGGTGTAAATATTATTACATCTGTAAAAGTATCAACTCTTATGGATGCTAGTGATGCTAAAGGTAATCAATTAGGTATTAATCTAAATTCTACACAAATTAAATTAACTGGTTATAACAACTTTTAGAATGAATAAATTAGAAAAATTATTGAACTTAGGATTTTTGCTAACTATTGTAGTTGCAAGTTGTAGAAAAGTAGAGCCTGTACCTTTTCAAACAATTGATTTAGGTAAACAATCTACATCTACAAGTATTAAATCTATTGTACAAAATGGTACTACAGTCACTGCAGAGTTTGCAACAACTCCAGGAGCTAAGTATTCTGTACAGATAATCCCATTTGGTTCAGAAGAGCCTGCTAAGAAAGAGGGGTTTACAGCTAAAGATAGTTTAACTGTTAAATCTTATAGCTTAGTTGATTTACCTAAAAAACACTATGATTTTATATTCATAGATATTAGCGGTAAAGAAGTAAAGTTTCCTATATTAATTAAATAAACTATAAAAACATACATTATGTCAGAAGAAGTAGAACAAGAATCAACTGGTAAATCCTTTAAAGGGATTCTTATCACTTTAGTAAGTACGGTTACACTAGGTGTAGGCGGATTTGTTACTAATAAATTAACAGGTGGTGGAGATGAAAAAGAAACTCCTGCTGCAGCAGCTCCTGTTATTAATATCACTAATTCTAATCAGCAAGCAGCTGCTAGTGGTGGTAAAACAGTTATCATTAAAGAGAAAGAAGCTGCAGCTAAACCTGCTGCTCCTGTTAAAAAGAAAGAAGGAGACGAGTTTAAAGAAGAAGCTCCTAAATGGTAATGTATTATTAAGAACTAAAAAACTTTTATGGAAGATAAAAAACAACCAGAAGCTGGAGGGTTTAAAGAACTCTTAGGCTCAATGATGAGAAGACGCTGGTTTATTACAGCGTTAGTATTAGGATCATTTATGATGATCATTGTAGCTATTTTTATAGCTGTATCTAATAACGCCACTATGGCTGGAGAATGGAAAGAGTTATTAATGTTATTGTTAGGTGCCTTTATTGGCTCTTACGGTAAGATTATTGATTACTGGTTCTCTGATACAGATAAAGACAAGATGCTTGTACA